CCCCAGGTCATGTAATCCACCGGCGTCCCGCTGTGCCGCTCGGAAAAGGCCAGGAGCATCTGGGCCATGTCCATGCGCTGGACGCCCCGGCGGTCCACCAGCAGCTCGTTGAGTTGGGCAATGTAGCCCCGGGCCTTGTCCATATCTTGGGTCACCTGGAGCAGGCCGCCCAGCTCGGCCACTTTGGACATCCGCGCCTGCTCCCGCATGATGGAGGCATACTCCCATACGTTGGCGGTCGTGGGAGTGAGCTCCATGAGTTCCAGCAGGTACTGGGTCCACCCGTCGTCATCCCGGCCCCCCAGTTTGCTCCGAACGGTCACTGGGTCAGTTGGTTTCCCCTCGGCAAACAGCGCTCGGATGGCCTGGAACACTAGGCGGCATTTAGGCGTGATAAAATCCTCAGGGCGGATCCGCTCTAGGGCCTGTCCCACCAGTCTAGGATCAATGAGCAGAGCCCCCAGCACAGCCACCTGGGCAGAGAGCCTGTCCTCCTCCTGGGCTACCATGTGGGCACCTCCTCCCGGGCCACCAGGGTGGGCTTGGATGGCGCCGTCCGCTGGCCGCCCTGCTGCCGCAGGGGGAACACGGACTTCCAGCTATTGGTCACCGATTGGCGGATCAGCAGCAGCTTGTCCTCCCGGCGGCCCTCGCTGAGCCGGTCCAGCTCCCGCAGCAGGGATACGAT